CATTTTGGAAGTCCGCCGAAAAGAAGCTACGTGAAAATATATAGGGATAAATAATAATGACTTGTTGTATCTTGGAGAACAATACAGGCATAGTGAATACCTGTTATAAAATAAATTTGTATATTTGTGGAAGTTATTTTATATTTGTGGAGTAAAGATTTCTTTCACTAAAGACCCGAAGGCATATTGACTCCGCAGACGAAATAGCTACCTTCGGGTTTTTTATTTCCCCGAAACACATATAACACGAATGAGGTTCCAGACCTTCCCCTTACCAAAAGAAGGCTAATAAACTTTCGTGAATCAATAGTAGCCTTGTGGTTACAATTCTTGCTCTACCGAAGGGTAACAAGTAAACGCAGTAGCAAGGCTTTGAATGGCTAAAACAATAAGGGTTGTGCCTTATTTACCCTAGAGAGATCGGGTCTGTGGAGTCAAATATTGGTTAGCATAGAACGCCATGAAGCTGTACTGCGGTAAAGAACTTGATATGATACAAATGATACCATTTAGCTTGAAGAAACTCCCTCACGCAGACTTACAGGCGGAATTTTACCGTTTCTGTTGCAAAGAGGGCGTACCCGTATCCTTAGAGTATAAATACGAAAACTGTAGATTCGATGCGGTTATTCATAATAAGGGATTCGTGGTTGCCATTATAGAGATAAAAAGCTACCGATCTAAAAAACCAGCGAAACTTAACACAAAACAATTCGCTAAATACTCTCAGTACGGCATACCTGTATTTTATGTTGTTCGTATGAAAGATATTATTCCCACCATAAAGAGTATAAAACAAATTCTGGCGGTGGACTTCTACTTAGTATGAAAACAAAACGAAAATTTCGGTTCTTTTAGCACCAAATACGAATATATTAGTGTATTAGCACGATTTTAGCGTATATTAGCACACATACGTATATTAGCAGACACGCATTTATATATTAGCGCGTGGTTCTTATAATGCGGGTACGCGTAGGGAGCAGAAAATCCGCCGAAACACCGATGAACAGTAGGATACAGCGATTTTATGTTTTTAAACATTATTGTTATTCCAAAGTAAAATTGTAGATTAGTTCCAGATTTCAAAATTATTTCTCTCTATTGTTTAACTAACATTTATTAACGATGAAAAAAGTAGAATTAATGCAGATTTACCAAGAACTCTTTAATGTGAACATGGGCAAGGCAATGCACCTTGTTGATGCTAGTATTCATCACGTTAGAAGTATGGCTATTTGTGATGAAGAAACGGCAGTAACGGCTCTCTTATTAGCTGAAGAAGAAAGGTTGGTGGGCATAATGACTCAATTAGCGAAAATAGAGATCCTGACTCGTCTTAACGAGTACGAATCCGCCAAAAACAAATGTGTTACTGAGGTAGCAAGGGTCTATTGGCAGAAATGTATTAACGAAATGAATAACCACCTCTCACAAATACGCTTTTAACATGACATTAGACAACATTTATTCACGTTACCCACAGGTTAAAGAAAGCCTGTTGAATCACATGGCTTTTGCCACACACCTTATTGGTGATAGGCACTCCCTTGACTATAACGCTGAAACGAATTGGAACTTTCTTCGTGATATAGCGAAAGAGGCTTTTAGCTATGCTGAAATCTCTGCCCTTGACGGATCAGGTGTTATTAACGAAATTCTCCAAAAAACTATTTAACATGATAACTATTAACATGAAAAAGAAGTTAAAATTTTCCGTTTCAGACACTAAGTTCGCTAACGAGAAGGTTGCTAGGGCATTTGCTCAGCTATTTGGTGGCAATTTGTTCACACTAAAGAATCTACAGCGGGAAAATCGCCGAAACGTAGAACGTATACACGCTACAAAGCTAGCTTATTACCGCTTTTTAGTAAAACATACTCACAATACCCATGGACTCTATAACGTAAACGTAGACTACCTTGAATATGATCTGGTATTTTGCGAATGCGATATCTGCAAAGAGAAAGATCTTATAGCGGTATAAGATGATGCCTTATAGCCAAGATATAACAGAAAAAGTGGACTTCTCTATTAGCCGAAATAAGGGTGAAAAAAGTCATTCTATTACCGCCAATAATAAAGGGAAAATCCGCAAAGAGCCTGAATATCAAGGCATTAAGACGTTTTATGCTACAGAACATACGGTCAAGGTATTGCAGACCGAACAAAAAGAGCAATATTTGAATTTTGAAACAATTTCTATTTTATTAACTTAAATTATTTAGCGATGAAAAACAAAACAGAATTAGTAAAAGGCCTTTTATCTTATGAAGGTAAAAGCACGACAAAGAACGGAAACGAGACTATTCATTTCTCTGGACTGTTAACATTATTATTTATTGCACTGCGATTAGCAGTAAAGAAGGGCATCACATTAGAACCGGAATTTAAAGCTATTTGGGCTAATTTCAGTAAGTTCACATGGCGTTCACATTTTCCTATTGGGACTGTTAACCCTGATACGGAAAAATTTGAAAAGCCGGATAATGCGATGGATACTGAATGTTTATTGTCTAAACACGTTTCAACCGATGCAAAGATCAAAACATTTGCAACCGAGTGCGAAGCAATGTTACCGGAGGGTTGGAAGGAATTTGCACTTGAATACATTAAAAACAAGGAGCAACGTATCTTATTAGGTGCAAGGGATGAAAAAACGCCGAAAAGTAAAGCAGTTAAAAAGACTGTTAAGGCTAGTAAGGTAGACACAACCCAATATGACAAGATTGCTGAAATGGTTAAGGAGTCTAACGGCGGTGTAATTTGGTCAGAAATTGATAGGAAAGCTATTTCACGAATTAACGCCAATTGTGATAAGGCTGGTTTGGACGTTAAACAAGTTAGGAAAGCTTACGACCTGCTGGTAGTGGAAGACGCAACCGAAGACGTTGAAGACATGACATGGTAACCTAACCAACCTAACTAATTAGCCTATCATTAATTTGGTAGGCTTTTTTTATGCCCTATTGTCAGATACAAAAGATTAGATCTAAGCGATTATAATAACTCAAGTATACAATGATACCACTAACATAGATAACGGACAGGACGGGGCAAGGAAACAGGCTACAACGGTCTGTTTTTTTTGTGGCATATTGTAGCGTATGTAATAAGCAATGATAACGGGTAATAATTCAAGTATGGTATTTGTTTATTTTCTTTTTTCCTTTCGCTTTCATTTCCCCTTACGCGAACATACCCCTATGTATACAATCACATGGTTTATATACTGCATTCACGTTATATAAAGGGCAAAAGTCTTATAATTGTTTTTATGTTAAGTAGGATATCGTTGATTGTCAGCGTATTAATGTAGCTATCAACAATCTAAATATGGAATTCACACCTATCAACAATGCATTTCGCAAATCGGTTTTCGTTGAGCGCACCCCTACCCCGTCATGCTCCAATAAACCCCCCGCACCATCTCATCCATGCTCCTGAACTCCTTATTAGCGTGTTCCTTATATATATGAGGAGTTATGTTATCCGATCAAAAAGCAGTATAATACTTTCAATACGCAGTATATGGGCTATTTTGGGCATATCGTGTGTGTTTTGCTCGGTGAGAGGGGGACTATGATTAAATATATGTGTTAATTTGTTTGGTAGTCTCAGGAATTGGTTGTAGGTTTGCAGAGAAGTTTAAATCAAATAAATAAAAGACTATGAAAGAGAAGCTTTACGACAACTTTATTAGTTATCCACTTATCTTTGCTTTAGTTCCTTTGGGGACGGACTTTAAGCTCTACCCGTACACCTTTGGGTTTGAATTTAGTTATAAGGGGGTGGAGTTAAGTCTGAGAATCAGTAATGATAACAGGTGTTGGATCAGTTACGCGGCCGGACATTCCACTATCTTACAGGATACGTGTAATACCATGGAGGATCTGGAGAAGATGTTTTGGTTATTGGATCAGTTAACTTTAAATAAATGAAAATGTTATGGAAACAATGAATGGAGGACAGAACTACGGGGCTGGTGATGCTCAGTGCACGCCCATTACACCATCTTTACTTAGTTGTACGGATCGGTTACATCTCTTGGCTGACCAGCTTGCGGGCAATTTGAATGATATAGGTGATTGTTTAGGGAGGTTGGGGCATAATATTCCGATGGATTTACCAAAGGATGAGAATGAGGATGTTGTGAAGATTAATCATCAGACTGAATTGGAGGGTTTATGTGCTAAGTATGATAAGTTACAGGTTACGTCTCATCATTTGGCACGCTGGATAAATACTTTGATATAATGGGCGAATTAAAGGTACAGACGTTAAACTTGGTTAATGACACTGATGAGTATCTCATTGTTACTGATGAGGCTTGTGTTATCTTAGGAGATCATGAACATTTGGTGGCTAGTTTTGCTACTGCTATGAATCAGGATGAGGTTTTTCGGCGGATTGTTTTGGATGCTTTTGCTTTGTTGGCTGATAATTCTATTTCTGATGCGAGGGAAGTGTAATTGTGGCAAGAAAGCTACTTCAGAATGGCTTGTTAGTAAAGATGGGATTACCACTACCTTAAAATTCTGCGATAGCCATATTCCGAAGACTCAGTATAATTTACAATACATGAATAAAATTTATTAGCAATGAAAGTAATTAATTTCAGAACAGATGTAGCAAAGGTGGTCAGCTCTTTAAAGAGGATAGCCTGCTATAAGGGGGTACTAGAGGGAGATGATCTAGTTGTTTCGGGGCATTCTCCCGACAAGAGGATAGAGAAAGGGGATTACCTACATGAGATACCTTTTCTTAATCTGGTGCATAGCGGATTTCGTGTTAAGAAGATAGCGTATCGCGAGCATGTCAGTGAGCCCAGACTCCTTCACTGGACGGCGGAGTGTGTCAGGGATAATAAAGTTATACTAGAGGAGGCTATGAGGGAGGTGGAGGTATGAGATTTTTTCGTATCTTTGTAATGATTAAACAAACGTAATGTCAAATTTAACATTTAAAAATTCCAAGCATGGGGCGCAACTCGGAAACGATTGCGGTGGCTTCATTACGGCTATTAATCACCCTTCGCTTGGTCTTTACGGCATGGAAGAATGGAGAGATATACGCGATCTAGTAGGCAGATACCAAGTATCAAAATATGGCAACGTGAGAAGGATAAATAAAGACCCCCGTTGTAACAAGTATCGTTTATTTAGAAAACAACTAACACGAGATGGGTACGAATACGTCCATATTTTAAGAAATTACAGAAAAACAGTTCATAGATTAGTGGCTATCCATTTTATAAGCAATCCCAATTTCTGTCCATGTGTAAACCACAAAGACGGAAACCCAGCCAATAATCATGTTAGTAATTTAGAGTGGTGTACACATAAACAAAATACTATTCATGCTAGGGATGTTCTTGGAACAGTTAAACCTCATAATATAAAACCAATAGTTGATATAAAAACAGGAACGCATTTTAAAAGCATAAGGGAGGCTGCTGATATCCTTGGGGTTAATTATAAATATTTAGCGCATAAAGTAAAAAACAGGCACGATTTAACTAATTTTAGATATGCAGAAACATACGAAAATATATCTTGACCATTTTGGGTACTCTAAATTAGATATTGAGCATATTCCTTGTGAGGTTTGTGGTAGGGTGGCTAGGGATATACATCATATTAAGTATAAGTCTAGGGGTGGTAAGGACGAGATAGACAATCTTATAGCTCTTTGTCGCGATTGTCATAACCTAGCCCACGATGAGAAGTTAAGTGAAACGGAATTAAAACTATATAAGAAATGAAACCAATTAACAAGATTAAGCGTAAGATGTGTCAGCCCGTAGGGGTAGATTGGAAGACCTTTGATTTTCGGCGGGACTTCTGGTTCACGGAGCACTCTTGGACAGGAGAGCAGGAGCAGGAGTTTATCTCTTGGCTGGCAGAGTATCTCTACACAGATAAAGATGCTCGTAGAGAGCTTATGACATACCCAGTAAGGAATAAGACTCGTTGCCGGAAAGCCGCCGAAGGGTTTGCTTGGAACTTCACTTGGAAAAGAAGTGATGTATAACACACATTAGGGGAGATAACACAGCTAATGTTATTAGTTATAACTCACGTTATAGGTGCTGGAGGTTTTAATAAAATTGAAAAAAGATGAAAGACAGATTTATAGACTACTACGGTTACCTACAGGAGATAGGCTGGGATGGCAATCCCGCAATAGGTGATGCTCTTTTCCGCACTAGCATTAGAAATATTTACGCCAAAGACAAGACCAATACGGATTCTTGTTACCGAAACGGTAAGGTATTTCGACATCCTTCACTAAAGATGCTGCCCGCTAATGTGCGGAATACCTGTTCTAGAGACCAAGTTATAATGAATATGGTTTCTAGAGTTATTACGCAGCAGCCACTACCAAAGGTGAAGATAAAGTTTTCTGACAAGTTTTCTCAGACACCAGATATGTATCTCTGGATGAGGGCGATACGTGGCAGTAGGGTGGCGGGATTTTTGTTTAACACTTGGAACTATTTTACGCTTCCGATCATGCTAAAAAGGAACGAGCGATTGTGGAAAAAAGGCAGGGATGTGTATTTTGCTAAGGGCTGGAGAGGTAGGTATCCTTTCTATGCTTTCCACCTTATGTCTTGGATGACCTTCGTTCTGCCCGACTCTAGGATGAAGGAAAGGGTTAGCCTTATCTGTATCCATTATATGCTGGACGTGGATGCAGGGAATTACCTAATCTGGTTCTTGCATGGTGGGTATCTATCCTTTGACACAGCACGCACCTATCATGCACAGTCAGACTTCCGCCCTCAGAGGATAGAAGACCGCCTACCACCGGGGGTAGCACTAGAGGATTATTCTGGGCCTTTCCCGATAGATAAAGATATTCTGTTATGGGCTGCGGGTTTTGAGAAACCGGGATGTCAAGCGTTGGAACACGTTCATAGTCCCGCAGAGAGTTGACATTACTTTGCAAATTTGCGAAAGTTACCATATTGGGTAACCTAGGACGCAAGGCAGTCGAAAACAGCGGTAGGGCGTGTCGGAGTGCCGCCTTACTTTTAAACTAAAAATTATGGAAGAAACAATATTAGACGAATTAATAAGACTTAACGATGAAATACAAATAGCGTGGCTGAAGTTTCAGGCTGCTGTAGATGCCGCCGAAAAGAAATGTAAATGCTTACCACCACATAAACAAAACGATAATGAAAACAAAAATAGCAGCAACAATTTATAACTACAGGGATGTCGGGTTTGGAGAGTTCATGGAGGTGGCTGAAAAAAACCTCGAAGATTATGCAAGGGAGGAACGCCGAAACGAAAGACTAAAGGTTCTTGAGCAGTATAACCTATGGCTACTAAAGGAAGGATATACGGATACAGACATCATACACGAACTAGATATTAACGACTTTTTAAAAGAATACAAATGAATAAATGGATTAGATTAATTGACGAGAAACCAACAGAGAATGATATATATCGCGTTTTTGCGTACTCTGATTGGGGAGCGCCTTGGAGGGAGCAACACCTTCTTTGGGAAGGAAATGATGGATTTCAGCCCATACATAAAGATCTGGAGTCATACCCAATAAACATGAACGTCACGCACTGGTTTAAAGTAGATCCGATAGATGCTCCTGTAGAGGACGCTAAAGAACTAATTGTCAAAATGGAAACATTCTTTCATCAAGATGGATTAGTGGAGTACGTTACAGCACATAAAATAGAAGAGTTCTCTAGGTATGGAAATGCTAGCGAATACATAATATCTAAGGTTCCCAGAGAGACCCTGCTGGAGATGAGGAAATTATTTAAAAGCAACGGGACACACAAAAATGCAAGGAAGGGATAAGCCATGGAAGAAAGAGATATTACAATTTACGATGTTATGGAGTACGCCTTACGTGCAGACCTAATAACGATGAGTGAATACTTACAGCTTTATAAAAAACTAAATGAAAGGAAAAAAAATGACATATAAAGGTTTATATACAGAAGCTTGGGACGCTTGGGCTGATTCGTGGAAGATGCATGGAGTGGAAGCCTACTACGTTATTGAGACCTCTTGGCAGGACAAATTATTTCATATAGAGGTTCATGCGTGTGCTGGCAAGCCTATCCTAGTACACAAAGAGAGTGGGTCAACAGAGGAGGATGCTTGGGCGGCGGCGCTTAGGACGATAATGTTATTTGGAACCACTAAAGTATATGAAGGTATAGTAGAGTTAAGGAGAGCAGATTGGATAAGGGAATGCAGTGTGGACGATCCAATAAAAGATATGAGCCTCAAGTATCCGCTATCGCCTAACGATCTAAACAAATGAAAACAGTACTCATAGATAGAGAGGCAGAGAAGGCTTTTATCATCGGCGATAAGAAGGTGATAGCTAAAGCATTAAAGATCAGCCACCGCACCTTCGATAAGATGTTTGCGGACGGCGTAATGTACAGAGAACTAGGGCGTTGGATTATAATCAAAGACCCCGTATTTATTAAATCGCGACGTGGGGGACTACGTAGCACATCACACTTTTAAATTATGGAATTATTAATTTTTATCTGGATTATTTTTAGTATCTTCGCAGTCCTGAGCTTATTTTTCAGCACCTACTATCACCTAGCAAAAGTCCTTGGAGAGATCAGATTTCGAGATCACCTGTACTATATGTACACCGTCGTCGGCTTATCAAGGTTGGTGTTTATTTTAATCGGCTGTATACTATTCGGCCCTATAGCATTCATAGTTGTAAATATCGCGGCGAAACGAGCCGCCGAAGATCTAAATGATGACGAAGAGAATTTCTAAACTAATAACCTACCTGTCGATACTACAAGAAACCCTTAAGCAGAAAGAAGACACAGGGTCTAAGTATCAAGACGTTGACATCCTATTCGACGATGATTTTATCATCAAGGAAAAATGGAACGGCGGCGAGACAGATCTATTTCATACGATAGAATTTCCTATCAGAGATATAGACTCACGAATAAAATCCGCGAGAAGCCACCTGAGATATCTCAAGAAGAGAACCAACGGATGTAGACAGGGGGATTAATAGCAGAAGAGTCTAACTAAAAAATAAATCTTATCTTTGTAGGTGAATACAACTACATACTGATGACTACACAAATTAACATGGCTCCAACGTCGTTCCGCACTCCTTCGGTCTGTGGTTGTATTCCTTCGTTGGGGCCATTACCATTTTATCATGGCTAAGAAATCAGATTATTTTCAGAAGTTTAAAGACCCGCGCTGGCAGAAGAAGAGACTAAAAATTCTTGAACGCGACGATTGGTCATGTAAAGTATGTAGCTCAACAGACAAGACATTAAACGTGCATCATATTTTTTATGTTAACGACCACGATCCATGGGAATACCCAGACTGTATACTGACATCATTATGTGAGAGCTGCCATAAACAAATCCATGACATCGACCTGCTCCGTTATATCGCCTATATTGCTTTGTCTGGAAAAATTGACTGTGCTTGGGCGCATTCAGATATAGGGATGCTAATAAACACAATCTATTCAGCATATGGTATGGGTGAGATTAATTTGTCAGAGTTGCTAAAATCTGAAGCGGAATGAACGGACACATACGGCTTCATAGAAAGTTTATTGAGTGGGAATGGTTTAACGACTCTAGGAGTATACAATTATTTCTTTACATCCTTCTTAAAGCAAGCTGGAAAGATACTCCTTGGAGGGGGATGGTTATCAGGCGGGGGCAACTTGTGTGTAGTGTGTCAACCCTGTCTAAAAACACTGGCATGACTGCCATGCAGGTCAGAACCAGATTAAGACAACTAATAGATACAGGGGAACTTAACAAACAAACAACAAACAAATATACCATTATAACTATCTGTAAGTATGACGACTACCAATTCGTTGATGCAGAGGAAAAGCAAGTAGATAACAAACGAACAACAAACGAACAACAACATCTTAAGAAGGATAATAAAGAGATAATAACAAGTGTTATCAATTACCTGAATTTGAAAACAGGGAAAAAGTTCCGTCCATCTACAGGGGAAACGAAAAAATTTATAAACGGACGGGTAGCGGATGGATATACCGAAGATGATTTTAAGAAGGTTATAGATACGAAGTGTGCTGAATGGATAAACGGAGAGATGGAGCAATACCTACAACCATCGACGCTCTTTAAGCCTGCCAACTTTGAGAAATACTTTAATCAAAACCCTATTAAGGGGGCAACCCAGCCTCCGCATGTTAGGACAATAAAAATCGACGACGATGACTGAGATAAAAATAGCACTAAGGAAGTATTGGCTGTCTGGACTGAAGACATTACCTACAAAGCCAGAGAAGAATCCTGATGTAAAAGGAACATGGAAGGGTGGGATAAACGATTTAAACGCATACAATCATGGCATAGGAATTATTTGCGGTGAGGAGTCTGGAGGCATAGAGTGTCTGGATTTCGACAATCATTACGGCGAGTCGCAAGCTGTACTGTCTGAGTTCCTTACAGGGGAGGTGAAGGAGATATACGATAGGTATAAGCTGCCTATAGAGAAGACACTGAATGGAGGCTTTCATCTAGTATACAGATGTGATTTTGTTGGAAAGAACATTAAGCTAGCTGCTCACCCAAAGAAGGATAAGCATGATAAATGGATTCCTGACACTATCATAGAGACTCGTGGTGAGGGTGGCTATTTTGTTGCAGCCCCAACGGAGGGGTATAAGGTTATCAGGAATAGCTTAAACGATATAGCCAAAATAACAGAAGAGGAAAGAAGCATACTCATTGATAACGCCAAGGCTCTTAATACTTGGTATACTATAGAAAAGGTAGAGCAGGAAAAGGGCGGTAGGCCGGGAGATATATATAATGAAAAAACCGAGGCGATACAGGATGTTAAGATGGCACTACAGGACGCTGGATGGGAAGAGGTTAGGGATCAGGAGTGGCGACGACCAGATAAAAGCACTGGTATTTCCGCTACGCTTGGGAGGGTGGATGATAGTATTTTCTATTGTTTTTCTTCAAGCGCATATCCATTTGATGCAAGCGCAGCATATACGCCATTCGAGGTAATAACATTATTAAAACATAATGGTGATTTCAAGGCATGTGCTAAGGAGTTAGCCGAAAGGTATTCTGATGATATGCCTAAGAAAGAAAACAGAGAGGAAAGGCTTCTGGGGGGAGCTGGAATAAAGCCACAGACCGAGAGTGAGCTTGAGGGTATATTAAGAAAGTCAAAGATTAATTTAGACATACCAATCAACAAGCCACCCGTGGTAATGGAAGTGAGAGATTACGATCTCCAAGGTTATGAAAACAGAAGGCTATTCACCCTTGGTAACTTCTCCTGCATAACAGGTAAGAGTAAGAGTAAGAAGACATTCCTGACAAGCATGTTCCTTGCATCTGCTACTTGTAACGGTATGGTAGAGCAGAAGTTCACATCCGACCTCCCTGATAACAAAAAATTCGTTGTCTTGTTTGATACGGAACAATCAGAGTACGACGCATATACTACTGCAAGAAGAATACCTAGGATACTGGGTGCTGAAAATCCCAACTTCGCCGGGTTCGATCTTCGCGAATACACTCCTAGGCAGAGGTGTGAGATAATAGATTATGCTATAAAGACATATAAGAACAACATAGGCTACATAGTGATAGATGGTATCGCGGATTTAGCTACGGCGATTAACGACGAAGAGGAGGCTAGCCGTGTGGTATCGCTGCTTATGAAGTGGACGAAGCTATACAACTGCCACATCACTACGGTAATACATCAGAACAAGAATGACAGCTATGCTACGGGGCATCTAGGAAGCTCTATAATGAAGAAAGCAGAGTGCGTAATCTCTGTTAATAAGAGCGATACTGATAGGCGGCGTAGCGATGTCTCGTGTGATCTTATGCGGGGAGCCTCTGACTTCAATGACTTTGAGTTTGAGATAGATGATCGCGGTCTTCCGAGAATAGTCTCCATAGAAAATATACCATTTTAACACCAAATAATTTGCATAATCCAAAAAGTCTCCGTATCTTCGCGGAGCATTAAATCAAATAAATGAAAGAGTTCTGGATTTCCACTGTATCGGGCACTAAGGTATCTTATGTAGATCCCCAGCCGGAGCAGTTTTTAATTACCGACATAGCGAAAGCCTTGTCACACATCCCGCGGTTCTGCGGGCAGACTGACAGGTTTTATTCTGTTGCTGAACATTCACTGAATGTATTCCATTTAGTAGAAGACCCTAGGGCTAAGATGTGGGCGCTCATGCACGATGCCGCCGAAGCATATATCTCTGATATCCCCAAGCCTTTAAAGTGGCTTATCCCTGAGATAGAGGATGTAGAGTTTAGGATGCAGGATGTTATCGTAGAGAGATTCTTGATAGACCGCGACAAGGATATTAAGCGGGAGGTAGACAAGGCGGATCTCACTATGCTTGTCACGGAGAATTACTTACTCAGAGAGGATAGGGTAAAGTGGGGATACTACGAGGATGTGCCTAGGGCTGATATGAAGCTACAATTTCTACCACCTGAGAGGGCGGAGGATCTATTTCTCGCAGCATTTTATTTCATCTGTAAAGATATTTTGGTATGAAGTGTAGAGTCTGTGGTGTAGAATCTATGGAATATGACTACTGTAATGGATGTCGACATTTAATAAAAAGTACAACTAATTATAATATGATAGAGACTGACGGAACAGAAGACATAAAAATCGCCCAAAAGTCTGACGGCGATATCAAGGCGGATGCTGGTAAGGCACGCTGGGATTTAATTCCTATAGAAGCCTTAGAGGGTATAGCTGAAATATTTACTTACGGCTCGCGTAAGTATGACGACAACAACTGGAAGAAGAGTGAGCATCCTGACAGGTACTATGCCGCCGCGATGCGCCACTTAGCGGAAATCCGCAAGGGTTTTTGGATAGACCCCGAAAGCGGGTTACCACATATAGATCATTGCTTAACTAGCTTGATTATGTTTAGAGAATTAACAATTAAAAACAAAAAAGATGGGACTAACAAATGAATCACAAGGAGGCGGAGGCTTTCTTAAAGTTATTTACGGAAGTATAACACAAGACGTACCACAAGGTACAGAGAACGCTGTTGAACGCACAAACAAGGACGGCAAGGTTGTTTATGAATTAAAGTTTAATGCCCTCAGCGGTACGCTAAAAAAGATCTGGGTCTACGATTCGCAGAAGTATCAAGACTCTTGGGTGTTTGTTATCGACGATGGGAATAAGGAGTACCAGCTAACGGTTCCTTTCACTTCGGGATATGCTTTTGGTGTGCTAGGTAGATTACCTAATGCCAACCTAGAGCGTCCTTTAAAGTTTAGGTCTCACTTAATAGAGGACAAGAACGACTCTTCTAAGTCAAGGGCGTACCTGACTATCGAACAAGACGGCAAGAAGATTGAGCCTTACTTCACCAAGGATGAGCCAAAGGGTATGCCCGATTGGAAGCCTATAGAAGTTAACGGCGAAAAGCAGTGGGACAAATCTGATAGGTTTGCTTTCTTACTAAAGATGGTTGACGAGAAGGTTAACCCTAAGCTTGAGAAGCTTTATCCTGTAGATCATGTAGCCGAGCAGGTAAGTCAGGAAGAAGCTAGTCCGGCAAAAGAAGAAGAGGGTGTAGATGACCTACCTTTTGCCATTCTAGCTTTGGTTTCCGTAGGAACCATTGGCTTTCAGATGCTACAAATGATTCCATTTTAACCATACAATGAGCAGATTATTTGTAGACGATAAGTTAAAACAACTCAACTGGTGCGATGAGCGCTTTTATGAGTATGATGACGGGCAATACTTTCCTAGTGTAACGACTATCCTAGGATCGTACCCCAAGGGGCCACAGTTCGAGCAATGGTTAAAAGATGTAGGGAATAGCGCTAAGATGATAGCCCAGCGTGCCGCCGATGCGGGAACGAAAGTACATGCTGCCTGCGAAAAATTAATGAAAGGAGAGGAGCTTACTTGGGACGATAGGGAGTATGATCTAACTGAATGGAAGGGGATCTTATGTTTCGTAAATTTCGCCGAAAGATTTAAGCCTGTCTGGGAAGCTGTAGAAGTTTCTACGTTTTCAGTAAAGCACCGCTATGCAGGAACGGTAGACATTGTTTGTCTGATCGACGGGGTGCGTTGGATGATAGATATAAAGTTTGGTAACGCTGTTTACTCTACGTACTACTTACAGGTAGCAGCTTACAAGCAAGCTTGGGAAGAGAACAACCCCGATCACCCGATAGAAAAGATGGGTATCCTGCACCTGAAAGCACAGACACGCACTGAGGGTAAGCCTCCCGCGATGCAGGGCAAGGGCTGGAAAATGGAACAGCCGAAGGATAGCTATGAGAGACTTTTAGAGATCTTTAACAGCACACTGGCTATTTACAATTACGATAACCCTAACGCTAAGCCTAGGAACTTAGTTCTACCTAGCGTTGTAAAGCTATGATTAGTTTTGATATAAAGAGGCACGGCAGGTCAAGATGGATGCGCTGTATAAATGCCGACGATCTAAATGACTATGTTGATATCCATATTAGCGGAGGATCAAGTATGGCATTAAGACATTCTGTACTTGAGATTGCAGATTTTTTGGGAGGCACTTGGCGCAAACCATTCTTAAAAGGAAGAACCACATATGATTATTATTATTTATATTACAGGAATAATGATGGCGTGTTTGATGAAACCGGAAACGGCGAATATGCAGACGGAGAAGCTATCGGGGCGCATCGTTGTGGTGATATAGTACATGTTGATATTTTTACAAATAAAATTACATCTAAAGAAACCCTCAAGGAATTTACAAAGCTATGAAGAAGCACACTAGAATATTCTTAGGCGACACGACAGAGGATCTTGAGATCTTAAAAGATCATGTGCGCGAGGTACATCCCAAGCCTGAAGAATTACCTGAAGGGGTTACACAGGAGTACAACGATAATCAGTACGAGGCTATGGTTGAGAAAATCGCCAAAGAGCTAAGGAAATTTAATAGCGTACATCGCAAAGCATACACCGCAGGTAAGAGAACATTTAAGTGGGGGAGAGATAGTAAAGGAAAGACGCTGGTACATGAGGTGCAGGTAAAAGAGATAGAGTTATGAAAAAGTGCCCTACCTGTGGAGAGAGGAAAGATAAAAAGAGTTTCCTGTTTAAAGGCATAGAGCTTAAAGAGTGTAGGACTTGTTATGACGATTGGAGAAAGCGTAACAAGCCGCCTAAAGTAAGAAAAAGGCATAACGAATATACCCTTGGTAACTTCGTGTGTTTCTAGAAAATCGGAACCGCCTAATTTATAATTAATTAGCTGAACATATCTCCTCAGACGAGTATCCCTTTGGCGCTAGACAATTAGTGATTCAATTCTTTTAGCCGAGAACGCTTGGTGGTTCCGATTTTTTATATAACTTTGTAAATTATAGCGGGGAGTTCAAGTGAACCCTTTGTCTCATAAGCAAAGTTAGGAAGGAGCATTACCTTCTCCCGCTACAAAACCGCATAAGCGAAAAAAGGTCGGATAGATAGCAGGGCGAGGTTGGGATGCAAGATAGTCTTAAAATCGACTTGAGCCACAAGAGCCTGCACTTAATGACCCCCAACAGCCTCTAGCGGTTTTATGCCTTAGTGGTGGAACTGGTATACACAAACGGTTTAAGCCCGTTCGGTCATTGCGATCATGCAGATTCGATTTCTGTCTAAGGTACTATGAATGAAATAGATTTACATATCACATACACGCGAGGTTCCGGCCCCGGAGGTCAGCACAAGAACAAGGTGGAGACGTGTGTTGTTATCACTCATATTCCTACGGGACTACATGAGAGATGTCAGGATACACGCAGTAAATCACAGAACCTAAAAATCGCCAAAGAGCGGTTAGAGAAAAAGATTCTTTTACATAAGGAGAGAGAACTACAGGAAGAGAATAACAAAAAAAGGATAGAGTTAATTCAGACTCAGAAGGTCATCAAGACCTACAACTTCAATAGAGGTAAGGTGCATGACCACAGGAGTAAGGTGTCGCGGGATCTTAAGCGGGTGCTTAACGGAGAAATAGATTACTAATGGGTAAGTTACGAGTAGGTAACAAACAAAATTCATACTTAAATGGAGAATGGGCAGGACATGTCAGGGGCTATTGGAAGCGATACACTTCAAAGCGCCGCCGAAACAAAGACAAGGAAGTCATCAGGAAAGAAAATACGATAATACCTTAACAGATGAACAACGAAAATGTAGGAATAAAAAATACTGGCAGGACTCTGTGTTTAGGCGACCCTCATGGCGGATTAAAAGCTATACAGCAGTGCTTTGAAAGAAGCGGAATAGATAAAGAGAACGATACTCTTATCTGTATAGGAGACGTAGCCGATGGCTGGCCCGATGCCGCCGAATCATTAGAGGAACTTCTCACCGTAAAGAATCTTTGCTATGTGACTGGAAATCATGATTTTTGGACGCTAGAGTATTTAAAGTACGGCAGGGCTCCCGATATCTGGCTGAGCCAAGGGGGGATAAAAACATACCACAGCTACAAGGACAACCCTCATCTTAAAGACAAGCATCGCGACTTCCTTGAGGCACAGCCGTACTACCGTGTCATCGACAGCAACCTGTATGTTCATGGCGGCTTTGAGGCACACGCTCCTATCAAGCACACGCCGGAACACGAGCTGATGTGGAACAGGGATATGTGGTTTACCGCTAAGAGAATCGCCGAAATGCAGAATCAGGAAAAAGCAAAGCGGTCTATTGAATTTCAGTTAAAGCATATCAATGACTACAAGGAGATCTTTATAGGTCACACAACAACTTCTAGGATCACTATTGACGAGCCTGTAAACTACCTCAACATCTGGAATGTCGATCAGGGCGGGGGATTTGAGGGGAAGCTAACGATCCTAGATGTGGGAACTAAGGATTTTTGGCAGAGCGATATTGTATCTACATTGTATCCGGGGTTCAAAGGTCGTGGATAAGCTAGAATATACAGGCGACTTCATGGGTAAGCCAAGAATGACTCGGCGTGACGTCTGGCTTAAGCCACCACGCAAAGCCGTTGCTAAGTATTGGGCTTGCAGGGATCAGATTGTCCTCGCCGCCAAAAAGCAAAAGTTTGAATTACATGATAAGTTTGATATTATATTCTACGTTAAGATGCCTAAGTCTTGGAGTGAAAAGAAGAAAATAGAGCATGACTTAGAGCCACACCAACAAAAACCCGACCTTGATAACTACATAAAATTCGGAATGGATTGCTTACTCCCTGATGATAGCAAGGTCTGGAATATAACAGCCAAAAAAATCTGGGCACGCGAAAACATTATTCTCATACAAAACCTTCCGTAAGCTTGTAACAAGTATAGTATATATTCGTGACATAAAAAAACCCGCTGGCTAGGCGGGTCTTGTAAGGGTTTCCGTTAGGTAAGTTTGATTTTTAATCCCATTTCTTGTATGGCTAGGAGCGCTTCTGCGTTTCCTTTGGCATCATCACCCGGGTGATGCGAATGATTTGTCTTCCTTAGATGCTTCCAGCGGGCGCGCGAATCGCCTACCATCCCACAATATAGATCTCCTATCCTCCGCGATGAATATCCAAAGGGGTTCTTCCCTAGGAGCCAGTGAAAGTAATAATTGATAAAGGCGGCATCGAACCCGTTGTTATCACTGACAAGTATGGGATGCCCTACCGATACGCTCTTTATCCAAGAGTCAAATTCCGTCATCACCTTCAGCGGGTCGTCAAACCCTTCATGTTCTTTTCTGGAAAATCCGCTAATAGCTAGTGCTTCTGGAATCCAAGCATTAGTGATAGGCTTTGTCTGTCCGTAAAACGTTTTAGATAGCGTCGGCTCTACAACTACTGCGCCAAAGCATACCATAGAGAACAGTCCCGGAGCGGGGCCGTCGGCTTCTATATCACAAGAAATATACGTGGCCATTATAATGATTTTTAAAGGTTTTAAAAAAACCCGCTGGCTAGGCGGGTCTTGTAAGGGTTTCCGTTAGGTTTGGAATAAAAGCAATCTACAACTTACCCTCTTCATACGCAATATAAGCCTCCTCTATAAAGGCTAGGTCTTCCTCGTTAGGTTCTATTTTTTCCTCTAGCTTGTTTATCATATCGTCGAAGGATTTTCTCTTTCCTTTCGCCCATTCTAAGAACTCATTTACTTCTTCCATGCCACAAAGATATATCAAAATATTAAAAAAAACAAATTTTCCTTTCTTTTTTGCGATTTTCGTATTAACTTTGTAATCAAATATCACACCCATGAGTATAGCACAGAAGATAATAAACCACCTAAAGAACCAAGAAGTAACTGAGCCTGAGCTTCTTAGTATCTATACCAATTTTGGTAAAGAGGTTTACAGAGAGGGATTCGATGATGGCTCCGAGTATATCCGAGGCATGATGTCTCGTCAGAGGGCGGCACGCAGGCAGAACTTACAAAAGAAATGCAGTGCTTTTTTGGTAAAGATAGATGATTACCTTAATGTCGTAGAATAACGTGTCGTATAATAACGTAATAGAGGTGCATTTTAATTGGCACAAGCATCCCGATCATGGGAGCGACTTCGGATACTACCGCGTTGACGAGAGGTATGACAGGTTTCGTGGCGGGTCGGTAAGGTGTGAAGAGATCAAGATAGATTTTGATGAAGGTATGCACGCTATCATATACTTCGAGGACGGTACAGTAGAATATCAATGGAACTTAAACAAAATAATAGAAGCAGAATTATATGGAAACGATTTCGATCGAAAGCATCAGTCAGGTGAAGAGCCTTCTGAGTTGCCGAAACCAAGTGCTAGTTAAAAGAAAGTACAAAAATGAAGATGATAGAACAGAGTCAGGGATATACGTCATCACAGACTCTTCATTCCGTCCCGCACTACACGCAGACCGCATCGCGGAGGTTGTTCTTGTACCACCCGGATTATTTTACCACTCAAACGAGGATCGTTCAGGAGGAGAATCCATGCCTTGGGACTGTGACATGGAACTTCGGGTAGGAGATACTGTGGTGCATACCTTCCTTGAGAGGAGCGACATCATTAACATCTTAGTAGATGATGAGCCGGGGGAGCTGTATAAGCTAATGCCCTATGATGATATCTATGTAGCCCGCAGGGGTGATGAGATAATCCCGCTAAACGGATTTTGTTTATGCGAAGAGGTAGATAAGGAGCCTATGTCAAAGATACTAGATATCGTAGAGGAGGAGCCTATCAATAAAGACATTGGTAAGATTATCCATGTAGCCAAGCCCAATAGGGAGTATAGGCGGTGGGATGCTCCTACAAAGAAGTTCTACGGAGAGGACTTGGATGGTGACCAAGAGTTAAGTGTGGGAGATATTATCGTTAAGAGAAGGGCTGATATCCATATAAGATTAGAAGAGGACATCCACTCTAAGTTCTTTGACAAGGAGGCAATGTATTTTATTATTCAACGTAAAGATATGATGGGGGTGAGAGTATGAAAGATCTAACAATTATTATTGCTGAGCACAACGAGGGCGATCAGCTTAAGGATACGGTAGAGAACCTATTGGCTACATCCGACAAGTCAAAGTACAATGTGATTGTTGTGAGCGATGGATCGGAGATAAAGCCTTCCATAGTTCCCGGTGTTAGGTACATAGAAACTCCTGTAAGGGGCGGTGTCGGTGCGGCATTTGATGTAGGAGCAGCTCATGTCGATACTCCTTACATGGTAATCATGGGCAGCGATATACGCTTTAGGGATAACGGTTACTTGGATAAACTTCTTGAGTATTTAAAGAAGAACCAGAAGTCTTTTATCTGCACAGCTAATATAGCTATCAATAAGGATAAGATGGATGTTAACGCCGACAACCTAATGATTAGGTATGGTGCACGCTTGCTTCCTTTCCTAACAGCTAAAGACCTCCCGCCAAAAGGACAGAAGATGGGACAACTAAAGAGCGATAAGGCTGTGTCTAATTACAGGAATATTCTAGAAGCTAAATGGCAACCAAGACAGGAGGACGGCATATACGAGCTACCCTGTATCCTAGGTGCATTCTACGGAGTGTCTACTGCTTGGTATAATCATGTCGGCGGATTCAGAGGGCATAGATTCTGGGGTACACTAGAACCTTTCATATCTCTCAAGTCGTGGCTTGCGGGCGGTGACTGTAAGATAGCTTCTGATATAGAGACGGCACATATCTTTAAGGCAAGATCATCACACGTCACTAAGCCTTGGGACTTGCTGTATAACAAACTGGCAGTCTCTAAGATCGTTTTCGATGACGAAGTGGCAGACAAGTTCATTAACTTCTTGGGTAACAACACTCACATGGAGGTAGCTAAAGAGATAATAAATCCTCATCTTGATATGATCCATGCCTGTCGTTATAAATTCAGCAAAGTACAAGAGCGAGATATCTATTGGTTTAAGGAGAAATTTCCATTTAAAGATTACGACGTATTATAAACCACACATACTAAAAATTAGGATATACAGTTCACGATATGAAACGAAGAAGTAAAGTAACAGGCGGAGCCTATGAGCCAGTTGGGTTTACGCAATTCTGCAAAAAATGTGGACTAGAGAAGGATCATAGATCATCACCATACGAACCTGTTGGGTTCCAAAAATTTTGTTTATGCGATTAGGAATATTAACTTGTCTCTGGCAGAGGCCGGGACTAACGGAGCTATTTTTAGATAGATTAGCTAGCCTAAAAGAAACGCTTGGAGTAATACCCGTAGCCGTTGGCACAGACAATATGTATAAGCCAGACTGCGAAGAGCGTGATATAGTTTATTGCGACTACGGTAATCGACCTCTTGGCGCTAAATGGAATCACGGCATGGAGGCATTTAAGGATATAGATGTGGACAATATAATGATTCTTGGTAGTGATGATTTTGTTTCAGATGACTTTGTTAGGTTTGTTATGAATCTTTCAGAGGATAAAGATTTTACAGGATGCTTAGATATGTATATGTTCGGGGCTAATATAAAGCGGCGAGGTTGGCGGCAGTTATTTTATTTCCGCTACCCCGGTTATCTTGTTGGCCCCGGAAGATGCTACTCGAAAAGGATTATGGAACAATTAAGTTTTCGCCCATGGGCTGACGATAGAAATTCTGGTCTTGATGGTTCTATAGCTAAAAATATAAGGAGCCTTGGCAATACAGTTATTGGTGATTCGTTCATCATGCTTGATGAGGGATTGTTTATGATAGACATAAAAGTAATGACCAATATATCTGGCATTCCCGGTGGGGCAAAAGAGATAGATGATGATTTTAAGGAGCTGTTGTCTAGCAACTTACCGCAGGTAGAATCCGCGAACCTTATTAGTTACCTAACCTCATTGAGTGCTATATGAAAATAACAATGTTATCCGTAAAGGACTATGCTGGTAGTGGAACTAAAGTATGTAAAGCAATATCAGAACATACAGATCACGACATAGCCTTATATGTTGGAAGCACAGCGCACAGGCTTAGGCACGTCACTGGAGAACTAATAACACCAGAGAATAGAGAAGAGGTTCAGGACAGGATAGACACCTCTGACATTATTCATATCAAGGGAGATTGGCCCCCTCAATGCGTTAACATGGGAATGAATATAGACCATAAGCCTATAGTACAGTCTGTTAGTGGTTCCTTTTTCCGAAAGAAAAATATGGGAGGTATGGGGAGATATACTCCCGACATGTACGATAAGTGCACGATCAAGACTTCCTTCACTCCAGACTTATGTTATCCGGGGTACTCTGATATCTGGACACCGCACCCCATAGATTCTGATGACAAGCCTATAACATGGAACCAATCAGACCCGCCTGTTTTTATACATACACCATCCATGAGGAGCAAGAAAGGAACAGAGTTTATACTTAAGGTATTTGCAGAGCTAGCAAAAGAGAGAAGTTTTGAGGTTGAGATCATAGAAAAGGTGCACCACCAATATGTGTTAGAAAAACGCAGGAGAGCCACAATATTTTTCGATCAGTTTAAGGTTGGCTTTTATGGCAATTCGGCAGTCGAGGCTATGCAGCATGGTATACCAGTTGCTAACTGGTTATCTCCTGAAGCTTTAGATCACGAAAAGATGTCTAGCTGTCCTGTCATTGATGCACCCCTTGATGTTTTTGCTTGGGTGGATAAATTAAAAAAAGTCCTTGATTCTGATCTTGGCGCACTAAGTAGGCAAACAAAGAAATGGTGTGATGAAGTACACGGCTACAGGGCTGTAGCCAAACAATGGGATAATCTTTATTCCATAATAGAAATATGAAAAAAGTAACACTTGTATCTGGAGAACCCGGAGCTGGGCACGCCATAGAATTAAGTCTTGGATTAAGAGAGTATGTCGATCTGACTACCGTTTGGAGAGTTAAGAGTGCATATAAGTTTGATTACATAGAGCCGCAGGGCTTATACGGTCTTCAGCACATTCCTTATGAGGGTGATGAAATAATTATCGTTAGCCTTGCGATGTTTAATGTTATGCGTAAGTATTTCAGGAATGTTCCCGGCGGTCTTCCCGGATTCTTGTCTGGGTATGATGAGGTGAAGATCGTGATTACCGACGACAGGATAATGTTTGACCCCGACGCTTATAACAACATGCTTGAGGGATATCAGGTATGGGCTACTATCTGCAAGATTCACTTCAGGGGAGACAACCCCACAAAGCCGTACTATCGTCCGTTTGATTTAACTGGAATAGATCGCACGAAGCATGAAAAAATAACTGTAGGTCACTCCCCTTTTGTTAACGTGAAAAGAAAAGAGAAAGGCACGCAAGCGATTATGGATACGGTAGCTAAGATACCTGAAGCAGATTTTGATCTGATATCTAACCTTACTTGGGATGAGGCAATAAAGAGGAAAGCTAAATGCCATATCTTCGTAGATCAAATAGATCACTACAAGAAGGATCAGTTTAAATATAATGACAGCGATTATACTTGGTTAGCATGGGGGAAGAGTGGTGACGAGGCCATGCACCTAGGCTGCTTAACAATAACTGGTGGAAGTGATCGCACGACAGATTATTCTGTGCCGCCAATTATTTGGTGTGACGGGAACTTAAAGGAGCTACTGAGGTATTATGTTAGTCAAGAGAAAGAACGCGAAGAGAGGGCAGAAGAGCAGCGCCAGTGGCAACTTAAACATGCCACAAGAGATGCCGCCGCAAGAAACTTATTAAATCTATAGCAATGAATACAAGACCAGTTTTCGTAGGAGAGGGAGAATCAACAAATATGCTTGATGTCCTCCCGAAAAAATTAACCCTAGTGCCAATAGACGGCAGGTTTTATCCAAGGACATGCGCCAGACCAGCACAGGAGACGATCTTTAAAGAGGTGCAGTACAAATCTTTTAGCAATTCAGAGGAAATGCTAGAGTTAATAAACAGACCTAAGCATCCGCCTACTGACACAAAAGATATGTACTACATACTTAAGGAGATTATAAGAAAGACATGGATTTCAGAAAAGTTTCATATTATTGGACACTCGTCTGGAGTAGATACAAGAATAATTTGTAAGGCTGTTCGTGAACTAACGGAGGAGAACGGCGAAGAGTGGGCTGGAGATGTTCTGTATGTAGAGAATGGTGGAGAGGGGGATTTATTTATGCAAATCATGGATACATTAGGGCAGAGAGGGATTGCATACAATATAGACGCAGAGCCGGGGTTATACCATAAGCCGTTTTTAGGATTCAAGGAGTTCCATGAGAAGTTTAACGGCCCATCATCCTATCCTCTCAATCAGTGGTATGATTGCTATAAGCTTTTGCATGAAGAGGGTGTTATCCCTAAAGAATCAGACATACAAGGCTATACTGGTTATGGTGCTAACGAAACGCAAGAGAAGGCTGTTCGTGGTGGTAAGGGATATGCGTGGTACTTCGCTTGGGTTCATAGTCTTCAGCTTTCGTTATTTAAGCATTGGGGTGGCGATTGGATACATCCGTTCCTTGAAATGGATTTCCTTCATGCACTAGAAACTAATGTTACCTGCACCACTCAGCGTCAGAGGTTTAACATAACATTAGCCGCCGAAATGGTTCCAGAAATAAATCACATACCACACATACATACAAGAGAAGTTGTAAGAAAAGGATACAGGCATGTTGACGAAAAATTTCTTAGTGATATGTATAAGACATATAGGAAATCTTGGTTCGGAAGCAGACACGACGTAAACACCGAGGCGTTTATAGAATACAGGCAGTGGTGGTTTCACGTTTATGTAGCCTCTCTCTGCGAGCATCTTATTGGGGAGGGCTATGAAATCTCAGAATAAACTCTGGAAAGAATTACAAGATCTAGAATGGGCTATGTATAAAGAATCCTCATTGGGAGTATTTTCTGTTGATGGAATAAAAGGAGCTGAGATGCTTGGAGCCATTTTGAACATGGAGATCCCCGATAAGCAGTGCTTGGATGTGGGGTGTGGCGCATTATCGTTGCCATCATATATGCGGGCAGCACCAGACGTTGAGTTCGTAGGATTAGACCCATACGACGGAGATGTGGATAAGGAATATACTTTCGTGCAAGGGTACGCAGAAGAACTCCCGTTCAAAGACAACTCTTTCGACGCTGTTCTTTTCGCAACCTCTCTTGACCATTTAGTAGACCCATACAAAGCCATCGGGGAGGCACGCCGAGTTACCAAAGAGTTCTTGTTTATCTGGACAAGCCTGAGACCAAACAATAGTCAATATAAGGAATGGATGAAGGCTGATAAGCCAGCACGTTATGATGATTTCCACATGTGGGCGTTTACGTTTAACTCCATCCTTGAATTAATAGAAGAATTTACGTTATTAGATTTCACAAAGGTAAGACAATTTGAAGCAATATATACACTAAAAATATGAAAGCAATAGTAACAGGTGGTGCGGGCTTTATAGGATCGCATATAGCGGAACGTCTAATAGGAATGGGGATAGAAGTGACAATCTTCGATGATCTATCGGCGGGCAAGCAGGAGAATATTCCTAAAGGCGCATACTTTGCACATGCCGATATTTCAAACCCTAATGAACTTCTCCTTCACGAAGAAGAGTTTATTGATTGTGATGTTATATTCCATAACGCCGCGAGTAAAAAGAATATTTGTTTGACGAACCCGCGAAAAGATTTAAACGTAAACGGTGCAGGAACACTACTCTTATTACAACTAACAGAAAAACATAAAGTAAGAAAATTCGTTCATGCCTCAACAGGGTCGGTATATGGAGAGGTAGAAGGAGTTACTACAGAATTGACACCAACGAGACCATCCAGTTTCTATGGCTCATCTAAGCTGGCGGGGGAGAATTATGTTAGGATATTCCATGAGTCTCGTGGCATTGATACGACTATCCTAAGATACTTCCATGTATACGGTGACAGGCAGGAGAAAGACCAGAATTTAGGCGGCGTTGTAGCCATTTTTAAGGACAGGATAAAAAACGGGAAGTCAATATCCATTCATGGTAACGGCACACAGTCTCGTGTATTCACTCACGTCGACGATATCGTTGAAGCTAATATAGAGTCATGGATAAGCCCTATGAGTATAGGTCAGATATATAATTGCGCCTCACATGAGAGAACTACAATACGTAGCTTGGCTAATGAGCTAATGGATAAGTACGGTCAAGCACATATTGACTACAAGGATTCATTAGAGGGTGACATATATGATTTCAATGTTGATAGCACCAAGATACAGACACAGCTCGGAATAAAATTCATCCCTTTCTCGGAAGGTATAAAAATTTTATAGTATCTTTGCATCTTATAGAATCAAGGAACTATTAACTAGGGCGAACTAAGGAACGCCCGCAAAACTTTTAATCATGTTAGAAATTTACACAAAAGAATCTATTAACGGGAAATCCCAGAGTGGGTCTATCGTATTAAACACTGCTTTCATCTCTGATGTAAAGACAACCGAAACTACTAAAAGCAAATTCAAATTCATATCCTCGCCTTATGATAGGCGCTCAGGTAAGGATGATTATGTTGTATCAGAAACTCAAGCTGCTGTTCTTGCCGGAATAAACACCGCATTTAAAACAGCAGCCATAACGCTTAACGTTTTCCCCGACAATGATAGCACGCAAACATCTGTGTCTACTGTTTTTAATGCCGTGGATATTGTTATGGCTTATCCTAATTCAGTGGCTGATCGGACAAAATGTTGGATAGTAGTCACGGAAGCTGGGTCTAAAGCACGTAAGTACCTTGTGGAATCATATTATATCAACATTAGTGCCATCGCGGAGACAGGTACTACAAGCACAACTACATCGACTACATCGACTACATCAACTACAACCACATAATTCTCTCTTTCATTTTTTTTGATTTAGAAGGCCCGGTGTAAAAGTCGGGCTTTTTTTATACCTTTGCACAAACCTAACGGCATGGAATTAAAAAAATTAGACACATCGCGGTTTCTCTATGACCCCACCGATCCTGACCTTGTTCTTAAATTATCTAAGTTCGTAGAGTTTAAGGTCGCGCTAAAATCCTCTCTTAGCAAAAAGCAGGTTATACAATATATAATCCTTATGTACGATAAGAACAACGATGAGGTGCGTGCCGAGTACCCATTTTACCCACAGAGGAAGATAGAGGTTGCTCGCACAGTAGGTCTTGTGAAGCAACATAAAGCACCAAAACTTGTTGAGGACATTATGGTAGGCAGGAACGAGCTAGTCAATAAAATGATTGTTCGTTATCTTACTCTGTTTAATAATCCTGATCTCTTAATGCTGGCATCCTATCAGCATATTTACATAAAACTAAATCAGCAATCTTTCTCTGGCGATTTTGACAGCAATACGATTAAGAATATTGAGAAGGTTAACACTTCTATAAAGGAGTTAACGGATACGATCTTTGGTGGCAAGGATGAGACTGAGTTACGTCAGGAGTTATATAAGAGCATAGAAGAGCAGTCTCTAGGTATTAAGCCTGAAGAGATAGCGGAAGCTATTCAGTCGGGTAAAGATCCGCTAGACAAGTTCTCTGCGTATGATGATGGGTATCTCCCCGATGAGTTGAAATATATCTCCGACAGATGAAAGGATACGTAGAGCACGATAAGAGTCTTATAGTGCATGAGGACGATCCCGATCTTACCCCTATACGTATAACTTTGCCCGAACCGCCGACACTCAAACTTATAGACGGATACGGGTTACCCTTTAAGGATCAGCGATTTAAGCGACTAGAGATTCCTGTCAAACTACAACGGCTTGAGCTTATTGCTTTAAGCAAGCTAGAGGAGAGGAAGGGTAAGAATAAGAATTTTGTTATCACCCGCTACAAGCTACAAAAACTATATTGGGATATCCTTGATACCCAGAGGGAGTATTATGCTCCTGAGATAGATTTCATAAAGAAGATGTGGTGGCATCGCCTTCATGGGTACTGGTTTTACAATCGCGGTAAGCCCACTTATATTTCTGGCTGGCATTTTATGTATCTCAACAACTGGTATATGCCCGATGTGACAGGAGGATACCCCGATTACAGGGATAGGGACAGGCAAGAATTTCTTATCCACCAGTACGCTTATACGACTACAGAAACATTTAAGAACTTATCCCCCGATGGTAACGCTCTGCGTAATCCTGATGGCACATACGATATGATCGACTTAGGTAAGCGTGTGTGTTACGGTCTGGGGCAATCTAAGAACAGGCGTAGTGGTAACACTAATAAAGGATTAAGCCTTGTCCTTGAGATCACATCACGAACCGTAGGTACTGATGGTGGCGGTATCATGTCTTATACCGGGAATAACGCCGAGTCACATTTTAAAGGGAAACTTCTATTAGCTTGGAACAGATGGCCTGTATTTTTTATGCCTATGACTACGAGCGGCAATAACCCTACTCACCTAAACTTCGGAGTAGAGGATAGTGAGTTCCGCCTAAAAGGATTACAGAACGGAATAGGATTCGCCTCAACATCTAACGCCAAGTTCTATGACGGACAAAAACTGATGGTGGCACTAATGGATGAAGAAGGAAAGTGTCATATCGCAGGAACATTGGTCAGGATGTATGACGGATCGGTAAAAAAGATAGAGGATATTGTTATCGGAGATATACTAATGGGAGACGATAGCACACCGAGGAATGTGTTGAATCTTGGTCGTGGTCGCGGGCAATGCTATATGATTCATCCTAAAAAGGGGGAGCCATGGGGATGTAATGATAGACATATATTATCTCTGTATAGTTGCTATAATGCAAATACAAAGATAGGGAAAGGCTATATGGATATCGACATGGACGCATATTTTTCCTTGACAAAGAATCAAAAGAGACACATGATGCTTTATCGTATTCCTGTAGAATATAAGGATAAAGATGTTTTGATAGATCCTTATTACATGGGGATGTGGCTGGGAGACGGGAGTAAGAATGATAGTGTTATCTATAATGTTGACAGTGAGGTAACTGAATATGTAAAATCATATGCAGATATAATTAATGGTGTTTATGTTTTAAGAAAGAGCAAGGATCGAATAGACGGGCATGCTATTAGGTTTAATAAAGACAGGAGTGCAAATAACAACAACTTAATTATAAGGTCTTTTAAGGAATATGGCGTATTCGAGAATAAACATATACCTAATGACTATCTAATAAATTCAAGGGAGAAAAGGCTTGAGTTACTAGCAGGAATTATTGATAGCGACGGGCATGCTAAAAAGGCGAAAGGTAATAGTCAGCAATACGAAGTAACGACTAAGATAAAAGAATTGTCAGAGAATATTCGCGATTTATCTTTAAGTTTAGGGTTCTGGTGTGGCATTGCAGAGAAGATTGCCACCATGAAGAGATCTGATGGCAGTATGTATAGCTGTTTAGTTTATAGGCTAACGATTTACGGGGACTTATATACCATACCATGTAAGATTAAGAGAAAGATATACGGTAAGCCATCTACTCATAAGAATAGAAGAAACTCTAGACATTTTGGTTTTAGTACAGCAGACATTGGAGTACAGGATTACTATGGTATAATTATAGACGGAAATAGGAGGTTCTTATTATCTGACTATACGGTCACTCACAATACCGACGAGACCGACGTAGATGATAGATGGAAAGTTGTGTCTCAGTGCTTAAGTCAGGGAAACGGCGCTATCATTCATGGATACGCTTATCACCCTTCTACGGTAGAGGATTACTCTAGTGGTGGGGCGGCATATAAGAAGCTTATTGAGAAGTCTTCATTCTATAACAGGATACGTGTTAGTGGTCAGACACCTTCGGGGCTATTCAGACTATTCATCCCTGCCGATGAAGCACTAGATGGATACATAGACAGCTACGGCATAAGTGTAAGAAAAACATTATTGGATTATCAGAAGGAGGAGGGATTTACTCAGACGGCTACCGAATACTTGCAGGGCATACGTGATTATTACACGAGCATGGGAACCCCTGAATCACAGGCTGACTACCGCACACAGCAGAAGCTATTCCCTATGATCTACGCTGACTCTTGGCTAGGAGAAGCAGGAGATATAGGATACAACCTAGAGATTATAGATACAAGGATCGCCGAGCTACAGAGAAAAAGCCGCACTGTTAAAGGAAACTTTAAGTGGGCTGGAGGAATATTTGGTGCACCCGTAGAGTGGGAGCAGGATGATAACGGCAGGTTTAATGTCTCTAGGCTCTTCGAGGAGCGTGCTAATAAAAGGATCAGGGACACATACTTTGATCCTATTGAGATGGTGGAGAGGGAGACTTGGATACCGCACGATCCTACCTTTGCTACGGCTGGTGCTGATCCGTTTAAGTTTAAGACATCCGCCGAAGTAAAGAAGAGCTATCAGAAGCATGGCATGTCGGATGGAGGATTCCTTGTCCTCTGGGAGTATGATGAGCGCCTAGACGGTGATAAGCCGCGAAGCAAATGGGACTCCGATACTATTATTTGCACCTACCGCTATAGGGCTAGCACCGATGATGAGTATTGTGAGGATATCCTTATGGCTAGCATCTGGTATGGCTGCATGGTATACCCGGAGATGAACATCTCTACCGTACAGAAGAAGTTTCGTGAGTGGGGATATTCAGGATATCTAAAGCATGATGTATCTGCTGACGGGGTAATGAAAGCTGAGCCCGGATCACACATGATGGCTGGATCTAAGCAGGAAGGGTTCTCTCTGTCAAGAGATTTCATCAGCTTTAGGGGTCACAAGATAGACCATCTTGACATACTCATGGAGTGTAAAAATATTAAAGCTATAGAGGAACTGACTGACTATGACCTGCTTGCCAGCTTCCTTGTAGCGCTACTAGGATCGCGGAGCAAGTTCTCAAAGATTATGAAGCAGTCCTCCGAAGCGTCCGTAGATGTATCAGGTATTATGAAGATGATGAACTATTAAATTCGTTTTTATTATCTTTGCAAAAAACATATAATGAAGTTTGAGGCTGACTTAAAGAAAAAGCACTTCCCCTTTCCAAACAGAAGCGTTTCGAGAGATGAGAAGAGTACAGAGAAGTACGTGCTTGATGTAGCTAAGGCTATCTATCACCGCCATGTACGTAACAGGACAGGAATCTCCTACACATATTCCACAATTTTTAACGAGTTAAGAAAGTACGGCAGGGGTCTACAAGAGGAGGATAAGTATAAGAACTATTTATCGGGAGCTAATGTAGATACTCAGGGACAAGCTGTTACAGCTACCGACGGCTCTTGGACACAGAACAGAACATATGAGCGTAAAGGCTGGATGAATGTCCTCTGGGATATTGTCTCTCCAGCGAATAAGATCCGTAATATGATTCAAGGTATGTTCGACGACCTTGACTACGACGTTATGGCTGACGCTATAGATGCCGATAGTGGGGCAGAAGAAGAGAACCGCAAGTGGGAACTCTGGGCTACGACAAGAACATTCATTAAGGCGCAGTTGGATGCTATGAAGCAGCAGGCTGGGCTACCCCCAACAGAGCAAGACTTCATCCCTGAGACTCTTGATGAGTTAGAGATGTATCAGGCGGCAGGTGGCTTTAAGGCGGCATATGCTATGGCTTTAGAGAAGCTTATCAGACATACCGATAATGTCTCTGATTGGGATAATATAAAAAGAAAGCTTACCGACGATATGATTGATCTCAACGTCTGCGCCGCTAAGTGCGACTACAGTGACGATGAGAAAAAGGTGCGTTGGAGATATGTAGATCCAGAAGATCTTGTTATCCAATATTCCAAGTACGAAGATTTCCGCGATTCAGAATATGGTGGAGAATTTAAAGACATCAATGTTTCAGAGCTGCGTAGATCTCTCTTAAAAGAGGGATACACAGAGAAGCAGATAGAGGGTATCGCCAACCAATATTCGGGGTATAAAGGTAATCCCAATAAGAGTGAGTGGCAGGATACCAGCTATGACCACTACAAGACGTGTGTGTTTGCATTTGAATGGATAGAGGATGATGCCGATAAGCAGATCAAATACAAGAACAAGTTTGGGAAGATACGCTGGCTTCCTTTCTCTGAAGATAAGAAGCTGGGAAACCGCGAAAAGGTTGTGCAGACATCAAAAAAAGTATTATACCAAGGATTCTGGGTGGTAGGTACTGATTATGTATACGATTTTGGCCCGGTATTCTATCAGCCTAAACCCACACCTAAGAAGGTGGAGATGACATACAAGGTTTTTAAAGCCGAAGGCAAGTCCCTTACTGGTTCTCTTATTCCTATATACGATAACATACAGATCGGCTGGCTGAGATATCAGAACGCCCTTAACACGGTATTTGAGGAAGGGTACTCTGTTGACTTCCGTATGCTACAGAATATCTCCGATGGCGACAAGAAGTTTAGTGCCACCGAAGCTATTAAGATGTGGAAGGAGACAGGTATATTACCATATATGTCTACACCAGTAGGACAATTTTACAGAGGCGGGAATACTATGCCTGTAAGCAAGCTACCGGGAGGTATGGGCGAAAGCCTTAACCAAGCGATAGGCAGGCTACAGATACAGATGAAGCTTATAGAAGAGATTACTGGCTTATCACCTGTTTCTTTAGGGTCATCGCCTGATCCCAATGCACCCGTAGGAACTACCGAGCGTAGTCTTCAGGCATCACACAATGCTCTCAAGCCTATGATGAGGAGTATATTCTATATCAAGGGGATGCTTGGAACTATTACCGGGATAAGGATACAGCAGCTCCTTAAGTACGATAAGGAATCCCGCAAAGCATACACTAAGGTTGTTGGCGACCAAGATGTACAAAGCATTATAATGGCTAAAGCTAGCGGTGCTGAGTATGGTTTCAAGATGGAGGCTCGTCCCACACAGCAGGATAAGATGCAACTATTAAAAGCCGCCGAAATAGCTATGGCTCCGGGACGTAACGGTCAGCCGGGAATAGATTTCGCCGACTATACGTATGTTGTAGAGAGGTTAATGGCTGGCGGAAACATCAAAGAGCTAAGGCTATATCTTGTGCAGGCTAGGAGAAAGACCCAGAGAAGAGTTCAGCAAGAGCAACAGCAGATGCAACAACAGCAGGCTCAGATAGCAGCTCAGGCTAAGCAGCAAGACGCTGAAATGAAAGCTCAAGATAAGCAGATGGAGGTTCAGGGTGAGATAGCAGTTGACAACAACCAGCATCAAAATACCCTCGAAGAATTACAGGTTAAGATGAACATGGAGTATGCTAAAGGCTTAGCTAACGATGCAGTAAAGGAGGAGCAATATGCCGAAGGGAACGAATAAGTTTTACGCTCGCGATAAGCTAGAGATAGCTCAGAAGATTAGTCCTATGCTGGATTTACGTCGTGACTTTCTAGGCGATTATGTTAACGACATGCAGAGGTTTGTAGTCGATAATAAGATCATGCCCTCCGATAAGGTCGACCCCTCATCTGTCGTATATTTAGCGGCAGGAGAGAATGATAATTTCGCACGCATAAGGTACGACGGTAGTAAGGAACCTATAGATCAGGATACCTATAACCGCGAGAGTATTTATAACTACCTACCAGCTCGTTTTAAAACCTATATACCAGAGGGTTAAACCTATTAAAAAAAAGTTTTATATCTTTGCACCAAATCTTAACGGAAAATAACATGGCATTTGAAACAAAAGGTAACGAGATCTTTGACGATAAACTCGAAGAAGCTCTTAGCAAAATAGCCCCTCAAGAGGAGGGAGCAGCGGAAGCACCAGAAGTTCCGCCAACAAAAGATCCGGTAACAGAACCGACAATAGATCCACCGCCAGCAGATTTGCCAAAAGCAAACGAGCCGAAGGTTGATCCGCCGAAAGAAGAACCAAAGACAGAGCCAGTAGAGGCTTTAGACCTTGGGGTTTTTAACAAGGAGTTCGGTTCAGAGTTCACGGATAAAGAAAGTTTAAAAAGTTCTTTGAGTAGACTGAATGAACTAGAAGAGTACGACAACGTTAAGACACAGAACGGAGAGTTTGAAACGAAACTAAAAGATCTCCAAGCCAAATATGAAGAGGCTAAAGATCTGCTAGATCCGCGAAAACACTTCGCTAATGAGGAAGAGTACAAGAGACAACTGATCTTACAACAGCATGGACAGGAATGGAATCCTGCTTTACTTAATAAGATTATAGCCTCTGACTTAACCACACTACCTGACGTTGAAGTTCTTGTTTTAGGGAAGCTAGCAAGTAACCCAAACATTAAGGGTGGAGAAGCCGGAGCAAGAGATATGATCTATCAGCAATTAGGTGTTGATTCAGATGAAGATCCCAGCGATTGGACACAACTAACCCAGAATGTGGTGGCTGAAGCCGCGAACAATACGCGTAACGAACTACAAAAAGTCAAGGACATCGAAGTCCCTGAGAAAGCAGATTTTGACGCAGATCGCACAGCCAAACAGCAAGTAACCCAAGAAACAAAACAAGTGCTCACAGAAACTTGGACAAAAGTAGCTGACGAAATGGTTAAAGGGTTTAACGAATTGTCACTGACCAGAGAAGTGGAAGGTGGAGGAAGTGAAACTTACTTTAGTTATGAAGTCAACCAAGAGTTCAAGGATGCCGCTTCCGAAATGGTAGTGGGATATCTAGTGAATCAGAACATGGAACCAACAACAGAAAATGTCAAAGAGGCGCAACGCTACGTTGAGGATCTTTATTGGCGTAAGAACGGTAACGCAATCGTACAGGCATATGGTAAGGATGTTGAAGCTAAGTTAATAGAAAAGCATAACATAGAAACCGACAATCCAAAGCCGCTAAACGAGAGTGAAGCTCCCACAGGTCAAGCTGAATTGCACGACCAAGAGCTTATCGACTACGTTAAGGAAGGACAATCAGGAGTGAGAACGCCCGGACAAAAATTATTCAAATAATAAGATAAAATATCATGGCTGCAAATAAATCTACAAGCTACACGAGTGTCGGTAATTATACCGAAGCGTGGAAATCCATTTACTCTCTCTATTTCCCACCGGAAATTTGGAATGAATGGTTTAATAAGTATGGTGGCGGATTCAAGGTGCTCGATTTCCTTAATATGGCAAATCGCTCCTCATCTGTTGCAAATCGTACTTTTTATCACTATGAAGACGGAACTGACCTTCGGGTTGCTACCGTTGAGACTGAAGTACCAACTGGTATTGCGGGAGCCGCATTTACTATGGTACTCGAAGATGCCGATTATGACTCGAATGGTAACGGCCCACTGCGTACGAACTTTACGGTTCTTGTACCAGAAGCTTATCAACCAGCGGCTGTCACTGGCCCTAGACTATATGTCGTAACAGCCATATCAGTCGCAGGAACAGAAGGAATATATACATGTACTCCTCTCGCTGCTACCTCGCAGATAGCAACTGCTATACCTGCTGCTACTGAATTGATGATAGGCCCATCTGTATACGCTCCGGGTACTGGACAACCAGACGGAATGGCTACTGGAACCTATCGTAGAACTCACTACACACAGATCTCTAAGGAATCTTGTGGTTTTGAAGGTGGGTCTATAGCACACAGAAACTATCGCGAAGTTGTTGACAAGGCTGGTAACCCCGGTTTATTCGACAGAGGAATGGTAGAGACTGAATTTCGTCTTGACCGTCAGATTGACTCTGCTCTCTTTATAGGAGAAGCTAATAGCAACTCTCTCGTTCAAACTTCTCAGTTTGGTGGAACCCCTAACCGTCAAGGTACACAGGGTCTCTGGAACTGGCAAGC